ATACAGTTACATCACAAACCATTCAAGATGGTGACAGAGTAGCTATAGTAAAATTCACCAATGTCAGCGATGGCACTGGTGAAAATGCCGTAAAAAAAGTAGATGTGTCTGCTTTAGCAAATAATAGTAAAAGCAATGCAGCTTGTACTAAAGTAAAGGTTGCTAAAATTTGGTGGGCTTGCAGAGGTATGGGTGTCAATATTGAATTTGATGCTAGTACTAATGTTTTGATAACAGGCTTACCAGCAGACTCTACTGGAGATGAATATTACAGTGACGTATTTACTGGCATACCAAATAATGCTGGTTCTGGAGTAACTGGTGATATTGATTTTACTACTGTAGCGCATAGTAGCGGCAATACTTATTCTATTATTTTAGAACTAATTAAAGAATACGACTAAGGAGTATTAAATGGTTTATAAAAAAACTAAAGGCTATGGCAAAGGTGGCATGATGAAAAAAACCAAAGGCTACAGAGCCGGCGGAAAAGCTACCAAGGGTTATAGCAAAGGCGGAAAAGCAACTAAAGGTTACAGAAGAGGCGGAGCCGCTAAAAAATAAAAATATAAAAAAGAAGATAGAGGTATAAATGCCATATTTGATGAGCAATATCCCACATTTTAAATGTTGGGTAAGAAGAGAGTTCACTTGTAATCATTTACGTTATCACGGAGAGTATTTACATGCGTTAGCAATAGCCGTAAATACAATCCCTGATAGATCATTAAGCTTTCAAGTTGTCTTTACCGGATGTGAGATAGACGATGAAGATTGGCAAGAAGGAAATATTCACGGTGGTGCTATGTGGGCAAGAATGCCAATTCAAGCATTAGTTGCTGATGTGCCATTAGACGAATGGCCAGAGCCTATGGAAGATCACTTATGTCAACCATGGGATTGTGAATCAAGAGATCACTCTATAATAACCATGGATCGAGTAAGTTCTTCTCCATGGATGTGTAAAATTGATAATAAGTTTTATCAAGGTAAATATTTGTTTACTGTAGATTACACAGATCACGAAATAGCAGATGATCCTGCTCAACATAAGCAGTCACATGTGATATATTTAACAGACGCTGGCAAGTGGACTGGTAATATAGTTGCACTTCCTAACAATAGAGTTAGAGCAACTAGTCCAGCACTGTGGAGAACTGGCGAAGGAGCACCTGATTTTACTCCTTCACAACATCTACATTCTGCTGAAGGCCATGAAAGTTATTTAGATCCTAGAATAACTTTTAATAATTTATATAGTGATGAGGATTAAACATGGCAACATCAAACAGTACAAACTTTGAACCAAATGTAGCAGAGTTTATTGAAGAAGCATTTGAACGTTGTGGTTTAGAATTAAGAACTGGCTATGATTTAAAAACTGCACAAAGATCTATTAATCTAATGTTAGCTGAATGGGCTAACAGAGGTTTAAATCAATGGACCATATCTGAAGCTACGCAAACAGTAACTGAAGGAACTAGAGAATACACATTAAATTCAAATGTTATAGATATCTTAGACGTTGTGCTAAGAAGGACAGAAGGTGGTACTACTACTGATACACAAATGTCTAGAGTTAGCAGAAGTGAATACACTAATATTCCAACTAAAAGCACCAAAGCTAGACCTACTCAATTTTTTGTAGATAAACAAAATACTCCAGTTTTAAAAGTTTGGCCAGCCCCAGAAAACTCTACTGATATTTTAGTATTTAATAAAATGGTAAGAATGGATGATGCTGACAAAGGTATTAATACTATGGATTTACCATTTAGATTTTATCCTTGCTTTGTTGCTGGACTAGCTTACTACTTATCTATGAAAAAAAATCCTCAACTAACAGAACAATTAAAATTAATATACGAAGAAGAATTTAGAAGAGCTGCCGACGAAGACGAAGATCGAGCATCTTTTAGAATTACCCCATACTCACAAGGTTACTAATGTCTTACGCAAAAGGTAAAGAAGCATACGGAATATGTGACATATCTGGATTTAGATACAAATTAAAAGATATGAAAAAAACTTGGGATGGCTTATTAGTTGGCCCTGATCAATGGAGTCCCAAGCATCCACAACTAGAACCAAGAAAACACACTACAGACCCAGAAGCATTATTTAACCCAAGACCAGATAAAGCAGAAGATGGTGGCACTGGTTTTGTTGTCATAACATCGCCAAGCATAACGAAAAATTTTTCTATGCTGCCAAATACTATCCCTAGTAAATTTGAAATAGCAAAGCTATCTTCTAATATCGGTTCGGTTAGTGTTATTGAAAATGATAATTCTCTTTCAGAAACTTTAGCCTCTCAACTTGTTACAGCATTTTTAGGAACTGTAACAGTTACTGGAAACATATCTGAAAGTGTTTCAGTTACTGGTCAAGAAGGCACGTCAGCATTAGGTAGTCCTACTGTTGTTAGTTCTGATACTGTTTACACAATAATAGTTTCTTCTTATTTAGGAGCGAATAGGTATTATGTAAATGGTGTTGTTTATCCAACTTTAAGTTTATCTGAAGGCAGTACATACAGATTTGATCAATCAAACTCTAGTAATAGCGGACATCCATTAAGATTTTCAACAACTTCTGATGGCACACACGGGGGCGGTTCTGAATATACAACTGGCGTTACTACTAGTGGTACCCCTGGAAGCTCTGGAGCATACACTCAGATAACTGTTGCGGTAGGAGCACCGACACTTTATTATTATTGTACTAATCACTCCGGTATGGGAGGACAAGCAAATACTCCTTAGTTTGATATAATTTAATTATGACTTATACAGAATTAACCAATTTGATAAAAAACTTTTGCGATAGCACAGAGACTACTTTTGTTGCAACAATAGGAGATTTTGTTAAAAATGCAGAAGAAAGAATATTTGAATTAGTACAGTTTGATTTTTTTAGAAAAAATGTAACTGGAAGTTTGACAGCTGGCAATAGATTTTTAACTACGCCATCTGATTATGTTTCAAGTTTTTCTTTGGCAGTTATTGACTCGAATAGCGATTATCATTTTATGTTAAAAAAACATACTAGCTTTATGCAAGAGTATTCTGAAGATCCAACTGATTCAACTTTAAGAGGATTGCCTTTATATTACGCAGACTTTGATAAAGAATTATCTACAGCTTCTAATAATGGCTCCACTTTAATAGTAAGTCCAGTGCCTGATGTAGCTTATAATGTTGAGCTTCATTATCTTTATAAACCAGCTAGCCTAGTTACTAATACTACTGGTACTTGGTTATCTACTAATGCTAGAAATGTTTTACTCTACGGCGCCTTAGTTGAGGCTTACACTTTTTTAAAAGGGGAGCCAGATATTTTAATTCAATATGAAAAAAGATTTCAAGAAGAAGTAGCAAGAATTAAAAATAGAGCAGAAGGTAGAGGCAGAAGAGATGAATATCGATACGACTCTTTAAGAACTAACGTAACTTAATTATGAAATCCAAAAAAGATCAACAAAGAGCAGAGCAAAAAGATTTAGCATTTATTATTAGTATGTATGTAGGGTTGTTTTTAATAATTGGTCTTTGTGTAAATGTTGCATTAGCAGATGAAATGAGTTTTAAATTTAAAAGCCCTAGCTTCAGTGGTATAAATACTTCACAACATTATTTAACAATTGAGAATCAAGAACATTCTAGAGCAAAAACATTAATTGAAGAACATAAATCAGTAATTGATCAAGCAGAAAGAGATGCACAAAATACAACCATAGCTAGGTTTATTCGTAACTTAGAATCAAGAGTGTATGCTAAATTAAGTTCTCAACTAGTAGAAAGTTTATTTGGTGAAACTGCATCTAAAGCAGGCTCTATTGAACTTGAAGGAAATACAATAGAATATGAGGCTGATGATAATTTCGTTGTACTTAAAGTTACTGACCCACTGGGGAAAAAGACTACTATTACTTTCCCTCTCAATAGTTTTACTTTCTAGTTGCGTAGTTCTTGATCCTTCAAAAACTATAGATAATTTAAAAATAACTAAACTTCCAGAAATATCTCAAGTTATAAATACTGAACTTTGGGAATTACCAAAGCCAAAAACAAAACCTATAGTTGCTATCTATGCAAATTCTTTTACTGACCAAACAGGACAAAGAAGAAGTAATAGTTCTTATGCCTCCTTTAGCACTGCTGTCACTCAAGCTCCATATACTTTATTAATTCAAGCTTTAAAAAATACTGCTCAAGGTAAATTTTTTGAAGTTGTTGAAAGAGTAGGCTTAGATAATTTAAGTAAAGAGAGACAGTTAATACGTTCAACTAGAGAAACTTTTAAAGAACCACAAAAATTAAAACCTTTAATGTTTGCTGGATTATTAATGGAGGGAGCTGTAATTAGTTATGAAAGCAACATAAGAACTGGCGGCCTTGGTGGCAGAGTTTTAGGCATTGGTTTAAGCAGGCAATACAGGCAAGATACTGTCACTGTTAGTTTAAGAACAGTTTCAGTTTTAACCGGAAGAATATTAACTGAAGTAACTGTTACAAAAACTATTTTAAGTGTAGGTCTTAATCAAGATATTTTTAGATTTATAACTGACAACACAGAACTTATAGAAATAGAAAACGGAAATGTAGAAAATGAGTCTATTACTATAGCTTTGCAATCAGCAATTGAAATAGCAGTTTTAAAAACTATAGAGAAAGGTATAATCATGAAGTACTGGAGTTATAAAAATGATAAATAAATATTTAATATTATTTACTTTATTATCTGGAATATTAATAGCAGCAGACAATGAAGTATCAATCGACCAAGCGGGAGCAACCTTAAATATTGATGTAGAACAATTAGGTTCTGGTAATATTATCGGAGGCTTAACTGCTGTAGCTGGAAGCATGACGCCATTAGATTTAGATGGCACTACCATGACCTTAGACATTAACCAAATTGGTTCTACTAATAAATTTCTAGGTGATATTTATGCAGATTCATATACTGGATTTTTTGAATTTAGTGGAAGTTCTAATACTTTTACTATTCAAACAGACCCTAATAATACTTACGGAGCTGATTCAAGTAATATAAATATTCAAGTTACGGGAGCTTCTAACACCATGACTTTAGATCAAGCAACCACAGCTATGGCTTCTACACTTGATTTGGATTGGACGATAAATGGTTCTAATAATAATATAAACTCAGATGTTGATGTAGACTTAGCTACAAACTACATGAATATAGATGGGTCAGATAACACAATTAATTACAATGGCGATGGCTATCAAGGCGGTTATTTTCACCTTGGCCATACTGGTGGTTCAAGAACAATAAATGTTACACAAGCTTCTACTTTGGATAATGACTGGTTACGCGTTATCAGTAACGGCTCAAATGGAACTTTCTGCGTTATCCAAAACGACCAGGGCACAAGCACCAGTTGTTGATATTGGTTCAGTAGAAGAAGTATCTGGCTACGCACAAATAGAACGAGAACAACCTTACGAAGTCAATCAAGACTTTGTTATAAAATCTTACGATAAAGCTCAAACTGAAGCAGGGAGAATGGGTATACGTTTTGTTGACGATACCACTATTAAAATTACCGAACACTCTACCGTAATAATTGATGAGTTTGTTTATGATCCTAATCCTAGTAATTCAAAACTAGCTATAAATTTATTAAAAGGCACTGCTAGATTTACCAGTAGTTTGGCTAGTAAGATTCCTAAAAAAAATATGAAAGTTAGAACTAATTCTGCTGTTGTAGGCATAAGGGGAACTGACTTTAGTGTGACTGTAAATCCAGATACTTCTGAATCTTTATTTATATTATTGCCCAATCAAGATGGAGCTCCCTCTGGAGAAATATCAGTAACTACAAATATGGGAACTGTTATTTTAAATCAAGCCTTTCAAGCTACGACAACAACAACTTTAGAAAGCACTCCAACTGAACCAGTTATCTTAGATTTGTCTTTAGATTTTATTGATAATATGTTGATTGTAACGCCACCTAAAAAAACAAAAACCTATTCAGAAGAACAAGAATCTTCAGAATCAATTGATCCTATTTTAGATTTTAATGAATTAGATATTGATTATTTATCTGAAGAATCTTTAGGAGAAGAAAGTTTAGAATTTACTGAACTTGATTATGATGCTTTGAATGTAAATTTTTTAGAAGATTTATTAAATATTATTAGCGAGTTAGATAAATTAGATGATGATGATCAACTTAATCGTGAAGCAACTAGTACGCAAATTAAAGGTACACTTATAGGTCAAGATACTAAAACACAAATAACTACTATTATTGATGGAGAAAATATTAGTTTACGCAGAACTGTAGGCTCATCTGCTGCAATTAATATCGATAGTAGTAATAGCTACACGGTAGTATTCGAACAAAATGGCGTGGTAAATGAAGTAAAAGTGAATGGTGGCAGTGCTTCTACAATAACAATTAAACAACAAAATTAAAAAAAAATAGTTTAAAATAATAAGAGAATGCAGAAGATAGAAGAACTTAAAGGAAAAAAAATAGCTATTGTTGGCTTAGGAAAAAGTTGGTTTGACTTTGCTTTGGCTAAATCTAACGGCGAACACTTTGATGAAATATGGGTCATCAATGCTGTAGCAAATGTAATTAAACACGATAGGGTTTTTATGATGGATCCAGCTTCTAGATTTTTAGATAGTGATGATGCGGGATTACAGACTAATGGCATGAAAGAAGTTTTATTAAATCATCCTGGGCCTATCTATACTTGTGAGTTAGATGAACGTTGCCCTGGTTTAGAGGAGTATCCAATAAAAAAAATAGTAGAAGAAAATAATTCTTACTACTTAAATAATACAGTTGCCTACGCAATAGCTTTTGCTTACTGGCATCGAGTCGGCTCCTTACATTTATTTGGTATAGATTTTGGTTACAAAGGCAATCTATATTTTGCTGAAGCCGGTAGAGCTTGTTGTGAATATTGGTTAGCAAACTGTATGAATGCTGGCATTGAAGTAGGCGTAGCCGCATCTAGTTATTTATTAGATACAGCAGTTGAGGCAGATGAAAAACTTTATGGTTATCACAGATTAGAAGATCCACTGATTGTTGATTATGATGCTGAAACAAAAAAATTAAATGTTAAGAAAAAAAGTGATAAAAAAGAAAAACAATATATGCCTCAACCAATGTTAGTTGGCAGAGAAGATGGTAAAGCAGAAATACAATTAAAAGAAATAATAGAGGAAACTCATAACGAGCCAAAGAAATGGTAATAAAAATAACTCCAGATGGCGTGCCTCAGCTAGGCATAGTAGAAACCAAGACATCTAATTTTGGCGGGCACCCTCCAGAATTTTGGGCAGAAAGATTAGCTGAAAAAATAGTTGGCTATTCTGAAGATAACGAACCTCATGTATTAGAACAAGCTAAAGCTTATCGAGAACAAATAAAACAAGTTTGTTTAATTTATATTAAAAATGCTATAAAATCCTATAAAGCTACCTTGATTCAAGAATTGAAAAAAGGTGGTGAAGAAGAACTGGCTAAAATTGTTTTAAAACTTTAGCTATTTTATGAGGAAAAAAACATGGCAATAACTTCAACTTTAACTACTAGTTTTAAAACCGAACTATTAACTGGAACTCACAATTTCACAAACAGTTCTGGAAATAGCTTTAAACTTGCTTTATATACTAGCTCTGCTACTTTAGGAGCAACGACAACTGCTTTTACTACAACTAACCAAGCAAGTGGCACTGGCTATACTTCTGGAGGATCAGCATTAACAAATGTAACTCCTTCAGCTACTGGTACTACTGCTGTAACTGATTTTGCTGATCTTACTTTTGGAACTGCTACTATAACTGCTAGAGGATGTATGATTTATAACGATACTAATGGTGATAAATCAGTGGCCACTATAGATTTTGGTGGAGATAAAACTTCTACCGCAGGCGACTTTACAATAGTATTTCCAGCTAAAGCAGCGGCCACAGCTATTATAAGAATAGCTTAGGAGGAGAGCATGGCTCTTGTCCTTAACGATAGGGTAAAAGAAAGCACTACGACTACTGGTACAGGCACCGTTAATTTAGGCGGTGCAGCTACTGGCTTTGAAACTTTTGTAGCAGGCGTTGGAAATTCAAATACAACTTATTATTGTATTGCTGGCCAAGGGACAGCAGAGTTTGAAGTAGGTATAGGTACAGTAACCGATGCTTCTCCAGATACATTATCAAGAACCACAATATTAAGTAGTTCCAATAGTGATAGTGCTGTTAATTTTTCAGCTGGTACTAAAGATGTATTCTGTACTCTGCCAGCCAGTAAAACTATAAGAGAAGTTGATACTGCTTTAAACACGCCTACAGGAACTACAGCACAAAGAGCTGGATCTCCTGCAGCTGGTGATCTTAGATTTAATACGACAACTTCTAAGTTTGAGGGTTATTCTGGATCAGCCTGGGGTGATATTGGTGTAGGTAATTTTTTAGTTACTAATACTTTTACAGGAGACGGCAGTGATACTACTTTTACTATTTCTAATGCAGTAGCAGACGAAAATAATTTATTAGTATTTATTGATGGTGTCTTTCAAGCACAAAATGTTTATTCAATATCTGGTACGACATTAACTTTTGCTACAGCTCCTGCAAACAGCAGGGTTATAACAGTTTATTCTGCTTTAAATAATATTCAAGGAGCTAACGTAGTAAAAGCTACTATGACTGGTGATAATAGTGATACCACACTAGCATTAGGTGTTACGCCAATAAGTGAAAATGCAGTACAAGTTTATTTTGATGGCGTATATCAAAACAAAGATAGTTTTAGTATTTCTGGAGGGACTTTAACTTTTGGAGTGGCTCCACCAACTGGCGTAGCAGTAGAAGCTATTACGCTAACTGTGACAGATTTAGCAGCAGCGGCCTCTAGTATTTTAGTAGATGAATTTACTGGTGATGGATCTGATACAACTTTTACTTTATCAGCAGCTCCAGCTAGTGAAAACAATACTCAAGTATTTGTTGGTGGTGTTTACCAAGAAAAAGATACTTATAGCGTAAGCGGTACGACTTTAACTTTTTCAGAAGCACCCGCTAATACTGTAACTATAGAAGTAGTTTCAGTTGCCGTAGGACAGATAAACTCTGCTATACAGTTATCAGATGCGGACGGCGATACTAAAGTTATGGTCGAAGAATCTTCTGACGAAGATAAAATTAGGTTTGATACAGGTGGCACTGAACGAGCAATCATAGATTCAACAGGTTTAGGTATAGGCACTTCAAGTCCTGCTAAAAAATTAAATGCAGTAGATTCTGCGGCATTACAAGCTCAATTTAGTGGTTATTCTCATGCTTCAGCAGCAAATAATGCAAGAGCAGCATCAGGCTCAATTAGGTTAGGTAATGGTGCAGGAACAACAGGATTATTGCTTGATTACACAGACCAAGGACAAACTGTAGGATTAATTAAAAATGAATATATTGCAGATGCAACTTCTGAATTAAGATTGCAGAGTCCATTTTTAAGTTTTCATACAGGCACAAGTGCAGCAGAAAGAATGCGAATTACTTCTGCTGGTAATGTTGGAATTGGAACTACAAGTCCTGCTGATATATTACATCTAGTTAATGCAGCACCAATATTAAAAGTAGAAGCAACTAATGACAGTTCTGGTTTTAGAGTAGATTGTTTAGGACAAAGTTCTGGTCAAGCTTTTAGGGTTTTAAAAGATACATTAACAACTTTATTTACAGTTGATATTTCTGGAAATGTAACTGCTGCAGGTAGCATTTCAGATGAACGCTTAAAAGAGAACATATCTTTAATTGATAATCCATTAGACAAAATTAAAGAATTAAAAGGCATAACATATAAGCTTAAAGAATCAGGTTATATTGGTACAGGTCTTATTGCACAAGACCTACAAAAAGTTTTACCAGAAGCAGTTTATGAAGTTAATGAACCAGAAAAAAATGATGAAAGTCACTTAGCAATAAATTATGGAAATACAGTAGGTTTATTAGTGGAATCCATAAAAGAACAACAAACTATAATAGACAATTTAACCTCTAGAATAGAGGACTTAGAAGCATGACAACAAAAATACCAGTAGAATTATCAAGCACTCCCGGAATTGTTGATGGTAGTAACGCTACTGCGATTACTATTGATAGTTCTGAAAATGTTGGAATTGGGGTTACAAGTCCTTTTAGTAAAACACAAATTACAGAAACAGGATGGTCAAGTGGTGCACCATACGGAACAGTCTTAACAGTAACAGGAAATAATACTAATGATGCTAATTGGGGTCACTTA